ATGGTCAGGATAAACGAGAGCCACACATGACACATGTCAGCACTCGCCAAAAACGCCTTGATAATCTGATAAATCCTGCTCATAATATTCTGTTTTTAGTTAACGACCTCAACGTAATTACCAACAAGTTCAGCAAGATGCCATACACTTTGTGCAAGTGCTCTAATACAAAGGTACTTAACTCCATTCTCGGTGTAATACTTACCTTCGACAAGTTCCATGTTTACCTCAAATGGTATTGGGTTGTCGATAGTCCCTGCATCACTTTCGGCTATAACCTGCACGTATAGGCTTGCCGTGGTGTCGGGTCTCCAGTCTTCCTGCGGGGTATGTGTCTGTAACACCTTGTACAGCTTGTCATCGAAGTATAGCCTTTTGCCTTGACTGACTTGCACACCGATTTTGCTTTGCCATGTTGGGAAAAGTTCGATGTTGTCAAGTGCCTCTTCATCGCTTTGTTGTGCAACTTGCGCTTGAAGTAGTGTCTTAATCTTAGCCACAACATCCTCGGTGTATGGCTCATACTTGGTATAGTCCACTGGTTCTGGCTCTGGTGGTGTATATTCCATCCATCCTGCCGCAAGCAGTAGTTCCTCACTTGGGTTGTATATCTGCATCCCATCAACTATCAATGGGTCTTTGTAAAAAACCTCTTTACCGTCAATGATTTTGTAATATTGTTTCATATCATGTTATATTATCTGTTATATACTCCCCGTGCTGTCAAAAAATAAGTACGTAACTCTACTTTTGTAGATGTCGCATTATCTGAGGTACAATATGCCTGTTTCACATTCGATGCGTTTAGGGAACTTGTCCACGTATATACTCTTGTACCATTGTATTTTTTCGTATCAACATATTCCCCACTATAAGGGAAAAAAATACTTTTCCCATTTCTTTTAGAGGTGTAAAGGTTGCCATTAATTCCCGACCCCATGTAGTTGTTCACGGTGGTCTTGGTAGTGTTAGATGTGTTTACAAGTTCATTCAATTGCGTTCTTGTTGGCATGATCCAACCTCCTCCCCAATTAGTGTTTACTGCATCATCGGTTAACTCTAATGTTGTAAGACCGTCATTTGCATTATATTTCGTCATATTATTTCCATACTTATAAGATGAAGAATTACCAGTGGTATATCCGATTACCTCTGCCCATCTAAAATATAAGCCGACATCGCTCGCTTTGTCCGAGCCAATATTCATTGTTGCCCATAGTGTACCACTTGGCAGGGCTAAATCCACATATTCATGCCCGTCCAAAATAGGCGGGGTGACCTTTCCTTGCATCATCATCCTGCGTCTCATGCTGCTACACGTGCCCATAATGCGATATTGTTTAATATTGAAACTTGGTAAATATATCCGCTTTCCACCGTCAGAGTGCCTTTGTCCTCATCCCACACCACGGTTGATGGCAGGCTCAATGTCGTTGCCGTGCTACCCGATGTGAATTGGAACATATACTCGTTGACTATGGCGTTATCAGTAGGAGTTGCCAAAGTCAGAGTTAATGCCGTTACCTCGCCCCAAATATGCAGCACGTTAGGTGTCAAAGCAAAGGTGGTGTCGCTTGTGCCATGATTAACCACTGGTGTAGGCTCTGCTTTACCGTCCCACTCCGTGATATCGTTTGACGTGATACCTGCTGCGGGGGATGCGCTGAACACTGGGTCTGTCTCGTTGTATGACTGCAAGGCGGTGTCAGCCTTATTCAGTGAGGACTGCACACCCGTTGACAGGTCGCTCTTGGGTATTCCTGATGATGGCTTTTGGTATGCGGTCGCTCCAGCACTTGCACCGCTACGGATGGATGCAAGGTCGTTGATGGTATCCTGCTTGGCTGCGAGCAGGGCATCCAGCTGCGTCTTTGTCGGCAATGCAGCCAGTTTCTGAACATCGCCCGATGTGATACCCGATTGGATAGCTGCCCACTGTGCAGCCGTGAACGGGGTACTCTCTATCTTATATTCAAACACCCATGCCGTGCCGTTATACTTGTAGCGGTCGTAATACTCGTTGCCCTGCTCATCATACTCGATGACAAAGCCGTAGTCGTTGTTCGTTGCTCCCGTCACCGCTTGCAGTTCTGCAAGGGAGTTGAACGTGCCTTTGAACGTAGCTGTGTTAGAATTGATCGAGCTGTTGACAAATGCCTTGTCTGCGAGTTGGTTGGTTGCACTTGCCGCACTGGGTATCTTTGCCTCTATCGCATCAATATCACTGGCGTTCTGCTGCTCTGCTGCCTGTGCCCTTTGTTGTTCAGCTGTGATATTCCCCTGCAATGTCGTGTCAGCGTTCTCCCTTGCTGTCTTTTCGGCATTGATATTGTTCTGCAGCGTGGTATCAGCCTGCTGTCGTGCAGTCTGTTCGGCTGTCAGCTGTGAGGCTGATGCTGCTCCGATGTCTTGAGGCGTGTAGGACGGTTTCTGTGGCTGCATAGCCCATTCAGGGACATTGGGTATCTGTTCCTCAACGGCTTGCAATTCCTCGTCCGTGGCATAGTCGTTGAGGTCTGGTTTATTGAGGATATATGCGGGGCTTTCTGGGTTGCTCTCGTCCCAGTCGCTCTGCACCGTTCCACCACCGCCAAAGGTGTAAAAGACACCGTTCATCTCGTAGATCTGCTCATCAAACGAGCCCGCAATCTCGGCAGCACTCGTAAGGTCGTACACCTCTATACACGCATCACTCTTATATCTGCGTGCCTTACCGTTGGTATCGGTGCAGGTTATCGTCAGCGTGTACACCCCTGCCGTTGCGTTGTCGCAAGACAGGTACACGATATTACCGTCAACAGACGTTGTCGGGCAATACTGCTTACGTGCCGTCACGCTGTCGAGATATGCCCGCACGGGTTTCGATGTGTCAGGGTAGAAATCCACCGTTTCCGTGATTATCTCACCATTGAGCATGGAATGCACCACGGCAGTCATCACTACATTGATATTTAGGGGGTTGCCCTCAACCGATTTTATCGTTATTTCAGCCATTTATTTAACGTCCTATCGCTTTAATTGTTGCTCTTGATTGTCTTACCATCCGCACACCGCAACGGTGCATCTTGGCGTAACGCTGACACGATGCAAGGTATTGCTCGGCAACCTCCATCACGTCGTTGTATTGTTTCAGGTTCGGCTCTACGTGCTGCGCATACTGGTCGTTATGACGCATCAGTCCGTCACGGGCGATGATACTACCGTCCGCACGCCCCATCTTCGCATAGACGTAATATGCCAACGCCTTACGCAACCCTGCACACCACTCACTCGCACCGTCACACCCGCAATGGTTATAATTAAAAGCCCCACCGTTAAGGTAGAGCACTGGATCGAAGGTCTCATCGAACTTGCCGTCTAACGTGTTATCATCCACGTAGTCGATAGCAGCAGAAAAGACATCATACCCCACGGTCGGAATGATGTACAAATCCTCGCACTCCTCGATAAAACGATTAACCTCGTCATCCTCTAAGTGTATGCTTGTGGGGCGTGCCAACTCCGCAAACTGCACGGGGCTTAAAAGGTGCTTTCTCTCTGTGTTACATACGCAACTCATACGCTGCCCTCCGTCATTATGTATCTTAGTGGTTGTATCTGCGTGCTTCTATCTCTCATTGTCACGTCATGCCAGTGGCTCAGCAACTCCGAGATACCACGGCTGATGAATCGCTGTTCGTTCGTCACCTCGCCAGCATAGTATTCGTAGGCATCACGCATCACCGATCCCGAGAAACCCAGCTTGCCGATACGTATGGCGTAGAACAGCTCTTGGTGGAACTGCGCATAGATACGCTCCACGGTGTTCGCATCCGTCACCTCATACTCCTTGTCGTAGTTACGGGTAGGGAACGACACCACCTTCGGCTCGTCCTCCTCGTTCTCCAGCTCAACGAGCATGATCTTGCCAGTGTTCTCGTCACCCTGAAACTCCCTGAGGTCATCGGTGTCTATCATGTGCTGCTCTATCTCCCGCCCGTCCTCGTCAATCCTCGGAACACCTTTCTTCGTGATGAGCATACAGCTGACGAGGAAGTTATTACGCACGTTGCGGTACTTGACATTGCCCAATCCTTCATCGGTGGAGATATCCGTGATGGCTGCATCGTATATCGGTGTCGGGTAGGTGTCCTTGCCGTCCACGCTGCGCCAGAGTATCTGCCCATTGTAATGCTCGATACCTCCCGCCTCGGCTATCTGCGCCAACACCACGTCAGGGTCGGGGTTGTATATGTGATGACGGGTAATGGTTTCCTCGTTTATCGCCAGCCGCTTGCCGTTGACGGTAGCCTGCCCCGTCCAGTCCTTATGCGTGAGGATATGCGACACGTAACCGCTATCGTCACACTCACCCAGACGGCAGCACTCGAAGGGCACATGGTGCATCTCCGTGATCTCACCAAGAAGGTTGTAGTTGACGTGTATGGCGTAGCCTCCGAAACGTGCTACATCCTTGGCGATGTCTTTCAGAAGGTCGTCAGCCGTCACTGCGTCACGGTTTACCTTGTAGCCGTTCAGGTTATCATCAAGAAATCCGTCCCCCTCGATGAATTTCGCATACCGTCCCAGACACAGCTCTGCCGTGCCGCTTGCCTCCGTGATACGCTGCAAGTGCTGCGGGTATAGGTTGTCCGCCCCATACGCCTGCATGTGGTAACGGTTGACATACTCGATTTCAAACCTCGGCTTGGGTATCTTGGTATTCTGTACGTTCATGCCTTATTTTTCCTGTTTTTTCACTCTGTTGCGTTTTCGAGGTGCAGCCTTTACAGTTGTACCCCCTGCGGAAGATGTGCCGTCAGAGTGGATTTCTTGCGTTCTGTCGAACATCGCCACCTTGCTCGGGAATAGCTCCATATACTCCTCGGCAATCTTATCCGTGAGATTGTCGTTGGTGTATATCTGCCCGCTGTGGAAGGTGGGACAGCTGATGATAAAGCCTGCACGTAACTTGTAACTACACTTTTTCTTCATAGTTTTGTTCTTTCCTAAGTAAAGATATATCTCTATTAGTGCGTCATGGTAGCACTGCTGACACGTTGTCGGGCGAAAGGTCTTTCCCAGTACGTCACCATACATCCGCACGATCAGGGCTTTCTCGGAGGCTGAGAACGGTTTGTCAAACTTCGCCCTCAGCTGCTCCGACTTAGCCACACACTGCTCGTAGGTCATGCTGCTGCGCTCTTCAGCGACTCATACTGTGCCGCTGTGGTCGT